ATTAAAATTGCTGAAATACTTGAAGTTGATACCAATTGGTTGTTATTCGGAATAACTGATATTGATGAAAGAAACAAAGTCAGTAGTATTCAAATAAATCAAGATATTGAAGTTTCAGATAAAAATACCTACAAGGTGGAGATGCTGGACATCCAAGCTAGTGCAGGCCCAGGTGTGATGGTTCTTGATGATTTCATTGAGACAATAACAGCTATTGAGTATTCAGCGGATGAAGCAAAAAGACTGTTCGGTGGGAGATCGGCATCCACAATCAAGATGATTACTGTTAAAGGTGACTCTATGGCTGGAACATTTGAGCCTAGAGATCAAATATTCGTAGATGTCACCATTAATTTTTTTGATGGTGATGGTATTTATGTTTTTGTTTTAGATAACCAGCTATATATAAAAAGGCTTCAGAAGCAATATAAGAGGCTAGCGGTCATATCTGATAACGCAAGATATGAAACTTGGTATTTAGAAGAAGATAGCCTTAGCGGACTTTACATACATGCTAAAGTTTTAGTAAGCCAGTCAATTAATTATAAGTTTCACGGTTAACATTAAGATAATATGATCATGAAAAGCAAAGGTAGCCAAACGCTATGGATGGAAATTGGAAGATTAATTGTTTATTTTTCTATTGTTTTTTTTGGTGTTTTCACAGTAGCAAAGAACAAGCTAAGTGTTGATAGTTTTTGGTATTCAGCCTCTTACTACTTTTTAGAAATAAGTTCTTTATTATTTATTTTATTCATAATATCTCTATTTAGATTTGGCGTATCATCTATAGATGACCCTATGATATTTTGGAGAGAACGAGGGTTTAAGGCGTCAAATAATGATGAAGACTATTATGATTTATTCGATGATTTTTTTGTAAAGTACTATTCTTCTGAGAATATAAAAAATAGAGTGTCAGATGCCTTTTATTTCATAATAGTACTTTTAGATGCACTCGCTGTAGTTGTAACTTGGATCATTTATTTTCAATTTACAAACACTGATGTGTATATCATTACTCCTGCATCATTCCTACCTCAAATATTTTTGTTCTTTTACTTTATCTTTTCTACTCCTATCTACCTTTTGTGTAAAGTTATAACAAATAGATACCCGGGAGAAGCAATGAAGGCGAGAAAAACAGAATCACATTTATCATTACACAAATAGACTCACCCCGCCTCTCAAACAAAGCGACCATTTCTATCGGTCGTTTTTTTCGCATCGATTTAATAAAAAACTAAATCTCAATAAAAAAATAAATATTTTTAAAAAATAACCCAATAAAAAACAAGTAATTACTGTTTTTATAAAGATTAACCCAAGTTTTTACACAAGTTTTACTTGTCTTGATAAAGCAATGCTTGTATAGTTAATCACATCGAAGGCAAGGAGCCATAGATAAACAGGATGTTCGCTCTTTTACAATTAGGAACCCGCTCAGAGGAACGTCTCCGAGCAACCACTGAGTGGTTTTTGGGGTGATGGTCAAAAAGACAAGCAGTCGCCTTGTGGGCGAAAGACAGCTACCGGAGGCATTCGGCATCACCACCAAAGATCACTTAGGAGGAAAATATGGCAACTATTACTTTTTTACCAGCTAAAGATAATTTAAAGATGCGTAGATACAAACGCAACGGAGAATACTACAAGCAACGTAATGAGTTAAAAGCTAAACAGAAAAGTCGCTCAGTGGAAGAAATTTGGGATTCGATCATTAAGCCAGTTGATGAAACGGATGTGCTGGCAAGTTTGGTGTTAAGTCTCAAATCAGCACCAGATACACGTAAAACATTAAAACTGAAAAAACAGCCGAGCAGTGAGTTCGGGGTTACGGCGAGATAAAGCCCACGGATGGGCTTACCTTACCTCTTCATATGCTTTACGTATTTTAGTGTTATTTACTAGGGCGTATTCTATATCTTTAAGGTAATTTCTAGTAATCCTATATCTGCACTTAGGCTCGTTAATATAGTCACCTTTAATTGGTTCGATTATTCCTTTATTAAATAATTCGATGACACCTTCTTCATTCATTGAATCAAAAGACAATTCGCTATCCAGACCTATTTCAGCAAAGATTGCAATAATCGAAGCTTCTTTGTCGGTGACATTATTAATATTGTTTTTCTTTTTTTTATTTAATCTTATTTGTGTTAATGCTCTGTTTAAGTTAACACATAACTTAATGAATAACTTAACAAAATATGAAATAAAGTAACTCACTGGAACAAAAAATAGTGACGACACTATATATGGATTATCCCACTGAAGGAGTTTGGAGTTAATAAATTCAATATACCCAATGGGAGTAAATATTAATAACGCAAACCAAGATAACAACCAAAACATATTGAACCTCAATGATGTGTTTTGTTTTAAATAGGCAATCACTGCCTCAATCCAATTCGTCATGGTTGATAATCTCTTATTCTGTAGGGGTAAGTGGATTATAGCCGATTTCTCGCTGTAGGGGTACACGAGAACCACCTCGCCTGACGTGGTTAAAAGCAGGCACAGTTAACTAATTACAGTCCATTCTGTGGGCTGTGGTGAGTTGATTAATAGATAGGAGATAGAGATGGAGAGTAAGCATGACCGAATGAGTTTTTATTCAACCTATAACAGCAAAGCTGAGAAAAAACACAGGCGAGATGTTGAAGTAAAGCGCTTGATAGCTCTTGGTCACACAAAGAAATTTGCCCGCCAACAAGTTAAGCACATCAAATAGTCAGCAGTAACCCACTACTTAATCATTCATATCGCTATTAATAGTGAGGAATACGCATATTTAAGGAATAGGAAATGGCAAATGATAATAACGGATGGATTCGCTGTGATGAATTAACACCAGAAGTTAAAGATGATTTGATATTGCTAATTTGTATGGATAGCAAATACCCAGAACCGTGGTTAGGCAACATACTTGATTATTTTGGTAAGTCAGGCTCGCTTAATTCTTATTGTGGCAAGGCAACGCACTGGCAACCAGTTCCAAAAAATCCAACTAAATAACCCACTGCACCAACACCAGATAACCACCCTATCGCTCACCTAGCGAGGTAACAATGAAAACTAACTATTACAGCGCTATGCGTGATTGCATGGCGGTGCGTATCACTACGCCTTTTTTACAACTCGCACGTCAAGCGGCAAGGATAGCCGTCTCAACTAATAACAAGGATGTCTGGCGGTTGGCGAGTCAACTACAGAAGATGGCTTACGGGAGAAAAATATGTCACTGACTATACGTTACACCTATGCAGATATGACCAGTAGAAACCGAAATAATGGCACGGAAATAGCCTTTCAGAATCTTAACGATGTCCGCATTGAAACAGAATCATTCAGGGAACTTACTCAATACTACCAACCAGAGCCATCAGAAGTCGTTGATTACGTCATTAATCAGTATGACGAAAAGTCACTCGCTGCAGCTATCCATCTCTCAGGACGAGGAGAAGTGGTCGCAAAGATACTTAATGAGTTGTATTTCAGGAGGGTTGCGTGAATCCTTATCATGAACTTGATGCAATGGAAGAGCGTAGGCAAGAAGAAGCATCATGGATTGATGCAAAGGACGCTGAGTTAAGTAATGTCGCATTTAGCGTGGTTGATGGATTACCAAAAGACATTACAAATCAATGGAGTGACAGCGTTTTCGATATGACAATTGATGGTCTTTATAAGGAGTTAAAGAGCTATCAGGAACGTAGGAGGATGTCGTGACAAATGCAGTTCAAAAAATATATGAGGTTGTAAATCCTCTTAAAAATGAGTTCGAACAAGTGTGTAGCGAGCCAAGCATTGCATTCAAAAGGGAATCTGAATTCGCTATGCAAATATTCGCGAACAATGATTATCTGGCAAATGTTGCAGTTAATAATCTTGTGTCAGTTCGTAGTGCGATCATGAATGTCTCAGCTATCGGAATTAGTTTAAACCCAGCGCAAAAGTTGGCTTACCTAGTTCCTAGAGACAAGAAAGTATGTCTCGATATCAGTTACATGGGATTGATGCATATTGCTCAACAATCACAGGCTATTAAGTGGTGTCAATCAAGCATCGTTCGACAAAATGATAATTTTCAACTCACATCAATAGATACCGCACCTCGTCACGAATACAACGCCTTTGCCACTCAGGAGCAAAGAGGTGAGATTGTTGGGGCTTACACTGTAGTAAAGACAGAAGATGGAGACTATCTAACTCACACAATGGCTATTGCTGATATTTACGCAATACGTGACCGCTCAACAGCATGGAAAGCTTGGATATCAAAGAAAAAATCGTGTCCTTGGGTAACTGACGAAGAGCAGATGATTCTAAAAACAGTAGTGAAACAGGCTGCTAAATACTGGCCTCGCAGAGAACGTTTAGATAAGGCTATTGACTATGTTAATACTGAGGCTGGAGAAGGTATTGATTTTGGGAACGAGCAACAAGAACCAAAGGACATAACGCCAGCAAGTGAGGATCAATTAAAGGCTATCACGGACTTGATGCTTAAAGTTAATGGCGAATGGAGTGACGCATTCTTCACATTCATTAGTAAAAAATTCAACCATCAAATATCCCATCCAGAGCAATTAACCGCATTTGAAGCCAATACCATTATCGACATGCTAAGGAAAAAGGCAGAAGGAAAATGATTAGTAATGACATCATTCTAAGCAAAACAGGCATCGATTTAACCAAAGTAGAGCAAGGAAGCGAAGAATGGATGTCTATCAGGCTTGGCGTAGTAACTGCCTCTGAGGCATGGAAAGTTATCTCTAAGCCAAGATCAGGCACTAAATGGTCAGACACAAAGAAAACATATTTAAACACCCTTATTGGTGAAGTCTGCACGGGAGTTTACAAGGAGGTATCAGCAAGGACGCTGGAATGGGGTAAAAACTACGAATTAGAAGCAAGGATGACATTCGAGTTTTACACCGGATTAACGGCAAAGGAAGTGCCAATAATATTCAAAGACGAGCAACTACGGATGGCTTGCTCACCCGATGGCATTTGCAGTGATGGCTCAGGATTGGAGCTTAAATGCCCGAACAACACGGACGTATTTATTGACTTAGCATTGAACGGAATCGATGCAATGAAAAAGGAATATGTGGCTCAAGTTCAATATTCCATGTGGGTTACAGGTAAGGATGTCTGGCGCTTTGCAAACTATGACCCTCGGATGCCGGCAGGGAAAGAAATCGCATATTTCCCTGTTGAGCGTGACGAAAAAATGATGAAAGAATTTGACGAGTTAGTACCTGAGTTCATTGAGGTGATGGATCAAGGATTAAACAAGTTAGGCATTCAATTTGGCAATCAATGGAGTGTGTATGGCAATTAACACAATAACGGCAAGTGGGAATTTAGGTAAAGATTGCGAACAACGATGGACGCCAAATGGTAAGGCGGTTGCATCTTTTAGTTTACCAGTGAAACAAGGTTACGGAGAACACGAAAAAGTATCTTGGGTTATCTGTAAGATGTTTGGCTCTAAAGCTGAAAAGCTACCTCCGCATCTAACCAAGGGAATAAAGGTTACAGTTACTGGTGAATTCGTCATGGAAGAATGGACAAGCCAGAGTGGTGATAAAAAATCAGCACCAGTAATTATCGTTAACCAATTGGATTTTGGCGGTAACGGTGGTAATCAGGCAGGAAGCCAGAAGACACAGCAGAATCAAGGGTGGGGACAGCCACAGCAACCTCAACAGTCAAAACAAGCATCGAGTAATCAAGCACCGCAAAGTGAGCCACCGATGGACTTTGAGGATGATATGATCCCGTTTTAGAAGGAATCAAGCATGGATAATACACAATTATGTATAGAAAGTTACTCTCGACATAAAAACCTTAAGTTAGTTGGCATGGAGCTAGGTATACCGTGGCAATCGGTATATAGCACGCTAAGGAAGGCGGATTATCCAGTAACTGGTGATAAAGCTAGATATGGGTCAGTTACAGATAGAATAGCGGTTATTGGTGAACAAAAGTTTAAGAAGGCAGTTCCAATAGCCATAGATAATAATGACTTGAAGTATCAAGCAGATATTGATTTCACCATTGGAAATATAACGATAGATGTTAAAACGTCAAGAATAAGGCGAAAACAGCAAGGGAAAGGCATTAAAAATGCAGCCCCAAGATGGGGTTATTGCATAAACAAACAAAAGGATACCGCTGACTTCTTCGTTCTATACGCCCTTGATGATAACAATGAAACTGAGCATGTTTTTCTGATGCCGAATGAAATTGTAACTGCCGTCTCAATGATTTCAATACCTGAAACACTAGCCAGTAAATGGGCAGATTACAAAATAGAAGAAGGTGAATTACTGCCATTCTTCCAGTCTTTGTGATTCTCCTCTATCGGACTCCCCTACCCACGCCACGCTATTTATGTGATTTAACCAAAGGATATAACCATTACTCAGTGCAAGGATGCAAACATGAGATAGATATGAGCAAGCAAATGTATTTACACGCATCAACTAACGCTGTCGGTTCTGAATGTTCAACTGAGTTAGATATAACAGAAGATGAATGGAATAAATTAAGCGAAGAAGAACAAAAGCAGATTATTGGCGAGTTCATGGGTAATGTTTGTGAGTGGTGGGTGCAACCAGAGGAATGAATATGAACAGTTTTACACATTATGGGCAATTTATGAAATTTACATTGCCAGAACCAGACCCTAGGAATGTTTGTAACTTTTGCGGTGGAAGCGGTAGTAAGGACAATTTAATCCAAGGTAAAGCAGCAAATATTTGTTTTGAGTGTTCTGATTTGGCGAAAGAAATTGCAGATGAAAAGCGTAAGGAAATAGCAGAAAAGGAAATTAAAGAAATTATTCGATTAATTGAAGGGTATGCGGTCAAAAATGACAGCGCAGACATTGCCAGTCTGCTTTATCAAGCTGGATATAGAAAGGTGGAGTGATGGATATATTAGATGAAGCATTTGAAGTATGGTTTAAGAAGTCTCATGGTTATAGTCCATCAGTAGCACCGCCTGATAGTCATTTAATTGGTGTTAGGCGTATGGCATTTGAGGCTGGATATAGAGCAGCTTTGATTGAATGCAAAGATATATTAATCGGCGACGAGGTGGAAATAAAAAATGAATGATGAGATATTGCAGATAGCAAAATATTTAAAAAACAAAATAAACGCTGGTGAGGGGGTTGATGAATATAACTGGCAAGAAATAATTGATGTATGCGATGAGCTATTGCGCATTAATAGCTTACAGCCTGTTGGTTATATAATGGAAAGCAGTTTTGATAATATCAAAGAATATGGATATACACATCTTAATGAAGAAAGAACTGAAAAGATAAATATCCCACTCTATAAATTAGATTAAATAACCATGCAAATAATCTGATATGTATTACTCATGCTAATACAGGGTTCTGCTATGCCTGTAACGGAAGATATATACACGCAATCGGAATGCAATAAACGTGCTGAATATTTAATGTCAGTGAGGAATGTTGAAGTTGTTTGTGGAGAGGTGATTCGTGAAAATAACAATTGAATGTAAAGATAATGAGTATTTATTTGCTCTTGAAGCAGCAAAAACAATTATCAGTAATAAGCCAGATGTTAATGCATTAGCCGTGGCTACTGGTGATGGGAAAACGGCGTACGGGAAGAAATCACATGCGGGTAATTACAAAATAACTGTTAAGGATTAATCAATGAATAAATACACCGAACTCTCTGACTTCGATATTAATAAAAAGGTATTCATTCTTAACTGCAAAGATGACTGTATTCAGTATAAAGATATCAAGCAGCGAACTGGAAGTTTAAATTTATTTAAGCGCCAACTAAAAGCCCGTATTAAATATGATAATGAAGAAACATGGGAAGAAACAGAATGGATTGATTTCTTTGGTCACGCTATGGCAATGAGCCTAGTAGAGACAAATAAAATTGCCATTAGCTATGTAGATGGAATTTGGCAATGTGGCTCTGGTTGGAATGTGGCAGAAGATAAAAAACTAACTCGTGCGATATGCCTAGCATATTTATTAATGAAGGATGCGGAGAATGAAGGCTGACTACGGAGGTAGTCACACACCAAAGGAATTGCGTGACAGATGGCAAACTCCCCTACCTTTATTCACAGCATTGGACGCTGAATTCGGTTTCTATTTAGATGCCGCTGCCTATAAAAATAACCACCTTTGCACTCACTACCTAACCGAAAAAGAAGACTCGCTAAATTGCGACTGGGAAAGTTACGGAGCTATTTGGGTGAATCCGCCCTATTCAGATATTCAGCCATGGGTAAATAAAGCCGCTGAGCAATGTAGAAAGCAATTACAGCCTATTGTTATGTTAGTTCCTTCTGATACTTCTGTGGGTTGGTATGAATCAGCATTAGAAACAGTTGATGAAGTAAGATTAATTACGGGAGGTCGAATATCTTTTATTAATGCAGAAACAAAAAAGCCAGTTAGCGGAAATAATAAAGGTTCTATGTTTTTAATATGGCGACCTTATATAACTCCTCGAAGAATAATTAATACTGTAAATAGAAATTATTTATTAAATATCGGCAATAAAATATTAAATGAATGGAAAATAGCATAGGTGAATTATGACGCTTACTCAATTCTTAGGGCTAATAGCTCTTTGCATACTAATTTACTTGATTGATACAGGGCAAGCGTAATTATGGACATTATCGACTCAGCAAATGAAACAAACGAACTATATATTCAAGTGTCATTATCAAATCGCAAGGCAGCAATTAAATCATATAGCGGGATGTGCATCTGGTGTCACCAAGAACCGGTAGCACCTAATAGCGCATATTGTAGTAAAGATTGCGGCGATGACCATGAGCAATATAAACGGAAGAATGGATAGGAGGGTAAAATGGAAGGGATGACCATGCCAAGAAAAGAAGCTGCCGCATATATTGGTATATCAGAAGACACTCTCTCTCGTTGGTGCAAGCTAGGATTGATTGCATACACAAGAAAGGATCCATCAAAGAAAAACTCGCCATACCTATTTACGAGAGCCGCGTGTATTGCGGCGGCTAATAAATCAATTCACAATATACCAGTGAACGCTGGTGAGACACGAGAGGGAAAATCATGTCTTTATTCAGAAGAGGTAAAATATGGTACGGAAACTACACGACGCCAAGCGGTAAAAGAATCAAGGAATCTCTTGGCACAGAGGACAAGAAGCTCGCGCAGGAGTTGCACGACACAAGAAAGGTCGAGTTATGGCGCATAGAACGTCTTGGTGACTTTCCTGATGTTACTTTCGAAGAGGCTATAGTTCGATGGATTGAAGAGAAAGCAGACAAAAAATCACTGGATGACGATAAAGGTCGGCTTTCTTTTTGGTTAGATCACTTTGAAGGTTACCGACTTAAGGATATTACAGAAACAAAAATATATTCCGTTATCAATAAGATGGTAAACAGAAAAGCAAGGGAGAGATGGGAAAAACAAGCGGAATCAGCTAAAAGAAAGGGAAAGGAAATCCCCGCATTTACTGATGTCCCTGTCAGTAACGCAACCAAAGCAAAGCATCTCGCCATCATGAAATCCCTGTTAAGAGCTGCTGAACGTGACTGGAAATGGTTAGAAAAATCTCCCGTTATCAAAGTTCCAACAATCAGAGAAAAGCGGGTTCGGTGGTTAGAACATCATGAAGCTAAAAGACTGATTCAAGAATGCCCTGAACCACTGAAATCCGTAGTTACATTTGCATTGGCCACTGGATTAAGGCGATCCAATATTATCAATTTAGAGTGGAGTCAAATTGATATGCAAAGGAAAGTTGCATGGATAAACCCAGAGGATAGCAAATCAGGCCAAGCAATTGGTGTTGCTTTAAATGACACTGCTTGTCAGGTTCTTAAGGAGCAAATAGGAAACCATTACAAATGGGTATTTGTTCATACTGAATCAAAGAAGAGACCAGACGGAACATTAACGCCAAGTGTTAGGAAAATGCGAGTTGATTCTAACACAGCATGGAGGGCGGCACTAAAAAGAGCAGGAATAGAAAACTTCCGTTTTCATGATCTGCGCCACACATGGGCGAGCTGGTTAATTCAGTCCGGAGTTCCACTTTCAGTATTACAAGAAATGGGCGGATGGGAATCAGTTGATATGGTTAGAAGGTATGCTCACCTAGCGCCTAATCATTTAACTGAACATGCAAAGCAAATAGACAGTATTTTTGGCACTTGTGTCCCAAATACGTCCCACTTAAGAAAAGTAGAGAATTTAAAATGA